GTTGAACGTGATGAAGGTAAAGTAAGTGTCTCTATTACATACTCAAAAGATAATGTAGCTCTCGGACATACCGGTATTAATATTAAAGCAGGTGATAAAGCTCCGGGGTTTGCTTATTCTTCACTACTAAGTGATAAAGATGCGACTGAGTTTATGCGAGATGTTATTTTCATCTTTACTCAAGAACTAAAAGATCAGTTCGTTGCTACTACTAAAGTGATTGTATGAACTTTTTTCAACTACTTTCTTGTTTATTCTATAACAAGAAGTCATTGAAGGATACGAACCTTGATAGCGAATCGCTTCAAGGTTTCGTACCGTATATGATTAATAGATGGTTATCATTTTACGATAGAAGTAAAGCTGTATTTGTAAATGAAACTCTAAACAGATACAGCTATCTATTTGATGATAAAAATGAGATGTTTAAGCTATATTATAATCTTATTCCTGAGTCTCGATTCAAGAAGATTGCTTATATTAAAAAGAAGAAAGAGGAAAAGGAAAAAGAAGATAATAGTATAGATATTATTGCTAAGAATAATCACATCTCTACCCGTGAAGTAAAGATGTATATGGACTTTACATGTAGAGGTAATAAGTAAGATTATGGCAGCTAATATTGACAATCTAACTCCTACTCGTAGCCTTATTGATCTTTCTTCGCATTCTTCTGGAGACTTTGGATTAGATGATTACATTTTAAATTTTATTTTCGACGATATTATTCTTGTAGAGTATATCGATCTTACTGACGATGGGGACGGTATTACGAGAAATGGAATCTACATTCCGACAAATGCTATTACTAAAGCTTGGAGAAAAGCTAAGGTACTTTTAACCGGTCCAAATGTTAAATATACAGAGGTAGGTAATATTGTTCTCTTCCCTAACAACCTAGGAGTTACAGTATCAAATATTGATGTTGATGGAGTAGGTAAAGTTAAGAGCGGTGTCTTCTTAAACGAAAATAGAATCTTCGGTATTTGCAAACCAAAAACAAATGATAGTAACACTACCAGCGCTTAATCAGGTATTACTTAATAATGTAGCTGATATTAGATTCGTGAGGCGTAGACCTAAAGCAGGTCAGCCGCCTACTAGAAGAATGTTATGTACAAAGTCTGCATCTCTTCTGGAATCTACTAACGGTAGAATTTCATTAAACTATATGCCTCCAAAAGGTACAAAACAGTTTAATGAATCATTAGAAAATGCTCTTGTAGTTTGGGATATCTTTATGCAGGATTATAGAATTGTATCTTGCGACCAGGTTAATCTTATTAATTCTATTCCTGCTAATGACGAGTTCTGGAATTATTATAATGAGAACTTACTGTCTATGACAGGTGATCAAAAACTAGCATTTATGAATTCATAATATGGAAGAGTATACAAAAACATTACAAAAATATCTTCTTCAAAAAGTCGTTTTTAAATGCGACAATAAAATCTTGAAAGCAGGTAAAATAAAGCTTTTTAATATTAAGCAATACTTTATTCGATTTAGTATTGAAAATGATAAGAAAGAAATTAAACAATTAGAGCTTCCATACCCCTATATTATTCACGACAATCCAGATCATTGCACTTTTAATTACCACATTAGTAGTTTCGTGAATAGAGACGGTGATATTACTAATATTATACGCGCACTTAATAGTAAAGATGCAATGCGAATTTATGATAAAATGGTTCAGATTCTTCCTGTAAAATAGAAGGAACTAGACTATAATCATGTATGCTAAATAATCTAATTGGTGCTTTTCCTGATAAGTATACACCAAATCAACAGCAAATAAAATTACTTAAAAACATCGAACAAGCATTCGATGATGGTTACAAGTTTGTAGTGTGTGCTGCGCCTACTGGTTCTGGCAAATCTTTTGTATCTAAAACTCTAGGTAATGCTAGTGATAGTGTTTCCTCTAACTTCACTGACCTAGTGATGAGCTATCTTGCATATAAACGAACCCCTATGGGTGGGTATGCTTATGAAGACGAACTTAATAATGAGAAGGCGTTTGGCGCTTTCGCTCTTACTATTACCAAATCATTGCAAGATCAATATCAAGATCTATTTCCCGACGTAATGGTATTGAAAGGTAAGTCTAATTACCAGTGTGCTGTAGATGAAGCATATACAGTTGAGTATGCTCCTTGCTTACACTCTTCTAAGCTTAAAGAAGAATGCTGGGCTAAGAATAAATGCCCATACTATAACAGTAGAAATAAAGCTCTCGTATCTAGTTTCACTACTCTTAACTATAACATGTTCTTTGCTTTACCTAAACATGTAAAGAAGAGACAGTATATTATCTGTGACGAGGCTTCAGAACTAGAGGATCAAATTGTAAAGGAATTCTCTATTAAAGTTAATTTTGAGTTTCTTGCTAAGTGTGAAATCAGCGTATCGCCATTCCCCGGTGGTGATTACGGTAAGATTGGTAGATGGTTATCTGGTGTAAGTATTTCTATTAATGATAGGATTGAAGACCTGCAAGAAATTATTAGCAGTAAATCTTCCAAGATATCGCAATCTTATGTTAATGACAGAAGAATGGAGCTAGTATCTCTAAAGAATGTTCAGAATAAAATCTCAGCTATTATTGAGACCTGGAATGATAGTGAGTATCTGTATGAGAGAGACGCTAAAGGTATTTCGTTTACACCCCTTAAGATTAATAATCTTACCAGGCATTTGTTTGATTATGCAGATAGAGTAATTCTTATGTCTGCAACTATTATTGATCCCAGTAACTTTTGCAAGACATTAGGTATTGACAAGTTTAAGTATATTGAAGCAGACTCTACATTTGACCCTGAGAAAGCTCCCATTTATGTACAGACTAAAACTAAACTAAACTTTAGTAACTTAAATCAAAACTTACCTAAGTTGAAGAAGCAGATTGAAGATATTTGTAAACTTCATTCACAAGATAAAGGTATTATCCATACGCATTCGAATCACATTACTGAGTACCTTAGAAATAATATTTCAGATAGCAGGATATTGTTTAGAGAACCCGGAGTCAATAATGAAGCTTTAATGGATAGGCATCTTAATACAGATGAACCTACAGTGCTTGCTTCACCGTCTATGTCGCATGGTATTGACCTGAAAGATGATCTAGCTAGATTTCAGATAATTATTAAAGCTCCATACCTACCAACTGTTGATAAAAGGGTTGAGAGAATGATGAAGTTAGATTTCAGCTGGTATCTAAACAAGATGCTATCATCACTTATTCAAGCTTGCGGTAGGGGTATTCGCTCTCATAAAGATCATTGTATTACCTATATCTTGGATGCAGCAGTTATAGAGCAAGTTATCAAATGTAAGCATAAACTACCTAAATACTTCCTTGATAGATTTGTTTAATAAATATATAACAGGAGGTACGTTATAAAAAACTATAGTTACAATTTTGAGATTAAAGATGTACTAACGCAGTTTGTAGCTGCGTTTGATGATGTTGTTATTAAGAGATACGATAAAGATCGTAATCCTAGAGAAACTATAGAAGTTAGATATGTTCTAGCTCCCAAGCAGCGTGTAATGTATGATATTGTAAACAAAGCGCAAAATCTTACATTGCCTGTTGTAGCAATTAACCTCGCATCTGTTTCTAGAGCTTCAGATAGAGTTTTTAATAAGCTAGATAATATCTACAATCCTATTACAGAAAAAGAATCCTCTAGCATTCGCATGCCTATACCAATTGACATTACTATTAATATGTCAATTCTAGGTAGATATATGCAAGATGTAGAGCAAATAATCTCAAACTTTGTACCTTACAATAACCCTTATATTATTCTCTCTTGGAAAGAGCCTACTAATGTACCTAATCAAAACATTGAAATAAGAACAGAAGTTTTATGGAATGGTAGCTTAAACTTCACTACCCCTACAGATACAACCTATAGTGATAAGTTTAGAATAGTATGTGATACTTCCTTTACTATCAAAGGATGGCTGTTTAAAAACCAAAACGATCTATCAGCTCCAATCTATTTTATTGATAATAACTTTCACGCGTTGAGAAAATCCGATATACTATCTTACGATACGTTAAAGGATTTAGAAGATCCCACAGAAACAATTTCATTATCCGCTCTTCCTGTTATTACTAATCTATTCTACTCTACAACAGGTAGTATGATACCTGTGTATAATTCTGTTACCATTAACAAGCAACTTACAGGTTATAATATGTTTGTATTGTATGGCACTAATTTTAACTTTACAGATAAAGTACTGCTAAGTACAAATAATCCAGCTATAATGAACGGCGCGCCCTATATAAGCGTAAATTCCGACTATACAGGATCTGCAGAAGGATTCAGCATATCATCTTACAATGTGGTAAATGATGGTGTAATTACTGTAAATATACCCTATTTAAGCGGTGCAGGTGACTTCGATATTATAGTATCTAACCCTGCAGGCTGGTTTACAACTTATACATTATCTAGCTTTAGTTTTCAATCAACCTGAATAAATATATAAGATGCCTGATAATACATCAAATGTAAATAAAAATTATGTGTCTAATGATGGCAGAGCTTCTACATTTGGTAGAAACTTAATGTCTTATATTCAGAATAAACTTCCGTATAGTAATATTGTAGATCCAAATAACGATCAGCTTAATCCTAAGTATAAGATTTTCGCCCAAACAGGTATAAGAAGATCTGAAGCTCTTGCAAAGCAATCTATATCTATTTCTAATGACTATAACAATATACCTATTGGATCAGTAGGTAAAGATACAACATTTGGTGATGTAATGTATTCTAACATCCAAGAAAATAAGGATGCTAGATTAAGAGATTATAGAATTATTGCAGCTTATTCTGAAGTAGCAGATGCTTTAGATGAAATTTGTGATGAAACAATAAATCCAGATGATGGTCAAAACATTGCACATTTAATTTTTAGAAATGTAGATTTATCACCATCTGATAAAGAAAAGATAGAAGAAGAGTTTTTTAGATATGTTGAGTATTATGATCTAAAAAATAGAGGCTGGCAGTATTTTAGACAGCTTATTGTTGAGGGTGAAGTTTTCTTTGAACAGATTATTCATAAAGACTATCTTGACGAAGGTGTACTAGGTGTTATTAACTTACCTGCTGAGCTAATTGACCCTGTATATAACAACATTCAAAACATGATGGTTAAAGGCTTCATATATAGAAAGCCTATTTTCGATCCCGCAAATCCGTCTAAAGTAGTTAAAACAGAGCTTATTCCTCTTGATGAGAATCAAGTTGTATATATTAACTCTGGTGTAATGAATGATACAAAGACAATGATTGTACCGTTCTTGGAGAATGCTAGAAGATCATATAGACAGCTATCATTAATTGAAGATGCTATTGTAATTTATAGATTAGTTAGAGCTCCAGAAAGATTAGTATTCAATGTCGATGTAGGTAACATGCCTGCACCTAAAGCTGAAGCTTATCTCAGAAAGCTTATTCAAAACTACTGGTCATCAAAGACATTTGATATTGACCAACAAGATGTGGTTAAGAAGTTTAACCCGCAGTCAATGCTTGATGCTTTCTGGTTTGCAAAGAGACAAGGTCAAGAAGGCACTACTGTT